CATGCAAAGGCTTGAAACATATGATTGGGAAAGATTTATTTTTTCTGCAAATGCCGTCTTTGTCAGTTTTGATGCTCTGATAACAGAAGCAATTCTATCATTGATAGTTTCCATGATTAACACCTCCTTTAGTTGCATTAAACCACACCGAGAAATGAATGTCAAGGAAAATCAGTTCCAAGAACTGAAAAAAGTCTTGACACGATTTCTTGGAACTGATATATTAGTTCTAGGAACTGAAAAGGGGGTGAATTTATGAAAGCGAATGATGTGAGAGCAGTTGTAACTATAGCTGAGGCAGTTTCGGTCCTTCCTGAGCACAAGCGGGAATATTTGATGGGATATGCTGAAGGCGTCGTTGCAATGGCGGAAACTCGAAGAATAGCGCAGCAGCCCATGACCCGCGACAGCGCGCCGGAGCCGAAGGCCCGGACGTAAAGAAAGCCGCCCGGAGCGGCGGCGGAAGGGGGGATGGAAGTGATAGACATTCTGATGATCGTAACCCTGGGCGTATCCCTGGTTGACCTCGCCTTGTTTGGCTGCTGCGTCTGGATGGGATACCAGAGGGAGAAGGACCGCACGAGAAAGGGGAACAGATGAACAAAGGAAGCTTTACGCTCTTCACCACGGATGTTGTGGGGAGCATGAAGGAGGGTCCGTGCGTGGTCCCTGCCACTGAGGGCAGCGACCGGGTGGAGGCCCAGAAGCGCAAGGAGGCCCAGCAGATCCGGCTTTTTGTGAAGCTGGGGACGATCCTTGCCCTGCTGGAGCAGCAGGAGAAGAAGCGGGAGTGCCGGTCCTCAGACGCTGCACTGCGGGAGCAGGCAGCGGCCCGCAAGGCCCAGCCCCTCCCCGGGTATCCGGGGGCCTACAGCCCCGATGAAATGGCGGCGCGGTGGGCGGCTGAGCAGGCCCCGGACTTTGAGGAGCGGTGCAAGAAGGCCAAAGCGGCCTATGACGCACGGAATCCGCACAAGAAGGAGGCACGGGCATGAGAGGTAAGATCATGACGTGCGGCAATCTGGAGAACATCCTGAACCGGCTGGCCGGAGCCCGTGCGCTGGTCTGCGTTCTTGCAGAGAATTCAAGTACCAGCGTCACGCCTGAAGACGCGCTGAACGGCGTGGCTGACCTGTTGGAGGCGATCTGCCGGGACTTTCAGGCGGACATTGACGCCGCCGAGAACGTCAACAGAGAGGAGGGCAGGACCGATGGATAAGGGCCGGAAGGTCTGCCCGCTGGACACGGACGATGTCTCTGTGCTGTGTTGTGAGGACAAGTGCGCCTGGTGGGACAGCCTGAGCGGGCGCTGCTGCATTGCCGCCGGAGCGGACGCTATCCGGGATGTGGCGGACAAACTCGACGTCATGTGCTCTATCTTTGAGGAGCAGTATGACCCGGTAAAGGCGGTGGAGTGATGGCGCGTTACTATGTGATCCAAAGCAAGGCACACCACTGGGATACGAAGTGGACCACCTGGACGAACCGGCGGTTCGACACGCTGGCGGAGGCGCGGGCGTTCTTCGACACCCTGCCGATCAAGGCGGACCGCCGGATTGCGGAGGCGTACACCGTGACCCGGTACAAGCCGGTCAAGGAGGGCTGAGGGATGGCAAACGATGAGATTTTGACCGTCAAAGAGGCGGCGGAGCTGTTGAAAATCAGCACCAAGACCTGCTATGACTGGACCCACATCGAGGGATTTCCCTGTGTGAAGATCGGCAACTGCAGCCGTATCCCCCGGGCCATGCTGCTGGAATGGATGGAGCGGCAGGCGGGGAAACGGGGTGATTGATTGAGCCATATCGAGCACCTGCGGAAGCACGCGAACTGGTACGCCCGGCGGGGCCTGCGTGTGTTCCCCTGCAAGCCTCGGGACAAGGTCCCCGCCACGGCTCACGGGTGCAAGGACGCCACCACCGACCCGGCCCAGATCGCGGCCTGGTGGGATGGTACATACCTGTACAACGTTGGCCTCGCCACGGGCGGCGGGGTGGTGGTTCTGGATGTGGACATCAACCACAGCGCCGGGAAGTACGGGGATGAGACCCTGGCGGAGCTGGAGGCCCAGCACGGCCCCCTCCCGGAGACCTGGATGTGTCTGACCGGAGGCGGCGGGGTCCACTACTATTTCGCCTGTGATGATCCGGCTCTGACTGTTGGGACCGGCTTTGCCCCCGGCCTGGACTACCGGGGCGCGGGGGGCTACGTGGTGGCTCCGCCCAGCCTCCACGACAGCGGGCGGGAATACGAATGGGAAGCGGCCCACACGCCCGCAAATACGGCCCTTGCCCCGCTCCCCGACTGGTTACATTCCCTGATGCTGGAGGGCCGGAAACAGGCCCCCAGGACCCGCACAGAGGCCGCGCCGGAGAAGGTCCAGGAGGGAGGGCGTAACGATACGTTATACCGTTTGGCCTGTTCCCTCCGTGGGAAGGGCCTGGGAGAGGCGGGGATCACCGCCGCCCTGCTGGAGGAGAACCGGGAGCGCTGTGTCCCGCCCCTCCCCGCCGCCGAGGTGGAGAAGATCGCCAAAAGCGCCGGCCGGTATGAGCGGGGCGGGAGCGGCCACGCGCTGAACTGGGACGGGACAGCGGAGCCCTCCCACCGCGCAGACAGTCCCGACCAGTTGTTTTCTCTGTTCAAGCCCCTGTCGGAGTACCAAGAGGAGGAGGCGGAGTGGATCGTCCCCGGCTGGATACCGAAAGGGCAGATTTCGCTGATCGCCGCAGATGGCGGCATAGGCAAGACCACCTTGTGGTGCCACATCATCGCCGCGCTGAGCAGTGGATCGGCCTGCATACTGGACCCGCCCGGATTTACCCGTGAACCTATGAAGATCACCTTCATGACCACGGAGGACAGCGTCAGAAAGAAGCTTCGCAAAAAGCTGAGACTGGCCGGTGCCGATATGGACAACATCATCACACCGGATTTTGCGATGGACCGGACCGGGCTGTTGCGTAGTTTGAACTTTGGCACAGAGGAGATGGACAGGGTTTTGCGCTACTTAAAGCCAGTCCTCTGCATCTTCGACCCGGTCCAGGGCTTCACCCCGCCAAAGGTCAACATGGGGAGCCGGAACGAAATGCGCGACTGCATGGCCCCGCTGATCTCCATCGGGGAGGACATCGGCACCACGGCGCTGATTGTCTGCCACACCAACAAGCGCAAGGGGGCCTATGGCCGGGACCGGATCGCCGACAGCGCGGACCTGTGGGACATCTCCCGGTCCGTCATGATGGCGGGGTTCACCGAGGACCAGGGCGTGCGCTACCTCTCCAACGAAAAGAACAACTATGCCCCACCGCAAGAGACCATCCTTTTCACCATCGACGCTGACGAGCAAATCCACAAGGCGGGCACCAGCTGGAAGCGCGACCGGGAGTATATCCAGGGCGCGGAGGTCTCCAGGACCGCGCCGGTACGGGAGGACTGCAAGGCGTTCATCCTCCAGACGCTGGAAGAGGCCGGGGGCGCTATGCCCACCGCCACGCTGGAAGAGACGGCAAAGTCCGCTGGGTACAGCTTCTCCGCCATTACGCGGATGAAGAAGGCACTTAAGGCGGAAGGCTCTATCAAGTACTTCCACACTGGCAGCAATACTGACAGAGTCTGGCATATGCAGTTGGTGAATCAAGATGGTTTTACGGAAACATCCGAGGATGGACCGTCTCCCTTTGATGAACCACTCCCCGTGTGACCTATACAAAGTGGTCTAGTACGGAATTTTTCTTAGAGTACCAACGGTTTCCGTACTCGACCAGGGGGGTCGAGTACACCAGTACGCGGTTGCTATGCGGTCTGTACTAGACCCCCCTGGTCGAGTACGCAACCAATTGTGCCGCAACGGTTAGAGCCGTACTAGACCACTTAGCGTCTCTCTGACGGGGAATGGTCCAGTACAGGAAGGGTGGTCAAGTACGGATATGGGAGGAATAATTTTTTATGTGTATTGAGCAGAAAGGTACCTTCTGCCCGCTGGGGCGGACCGACTGCCGGAGGTGCTGCTATCTCGACCGGGAGTATTCCCCGGAGAAAAAGACGGTCGTGGGCAAGTGTAAGCTTGAGGGCGTCGCAAGGCAGTTTGTTTCCGATCAGAAAGGAGGAGCGTAGACCATGCCCGATTTCAGCATGTGGGGCTACCGCACACAGTACGTTGATGCCTGTACCCTCCACAGCCGCCTCAAGGCCCGTGTCGCAGACCTGGAGGCCGGAATGCCTTATATCGCCGAGGAGGACCAGCAGGAGGCCCTTGCCCGGCTGGACGCCGCCCGGGCGGAGCTCAAGGCCGCCGGGGAGGAGGTGGACCGCCTCTATTATCTGTCCACCTTCGGCAGGTCCCGTGAAGAGATGGCCCAGAAGAACACCATCCGCCCCGTGGGCCTCCAGCCTATAGCCCACCAGCCCAGCCCCCCGCCGCCCAGGAAGCTGCGCTGATGGCCACGTGAGGGGCAAACAAAAATCCCCCGCCCGTGTCGCAAGCACCGGCGGGGGGAAGGAGGTGGAACACCCGTTTCTGCCTCCTATGATACAACAGAATAGGAGAATTTGCAAGATGATTTTGGAGGAATACGAGTTGGAAGACATGTCCAAACCGGGGAACCGGGAATGGTACCAGCGTTTTGCGGGAGTCTTGTTTAAAAGTCAGGGGAGCGATAAAAAAGGCAGTTGCGCCGTCTCGCAGTACCCAAACCTCCTCCCGGAAGTGCTCTCCTATGCGTTCGGCCTGAGCGCTCTCGCAAAAGAGGCTAAGATGCAGGTGCGTACTATCACCAACGCTATTGAGCTCGGAACTATGCTGACCCCTGTTCAGTTGAAAAAACTGGCCCGGGCACTCAACGTTGATGTGGAGTACCTGTCCGACCCGCGCATAGCAGCTGTTAAATGTAATTCTGCCTCCGGCATAAGACAGAGAAAGCAGATTGGGGAGCTGCTGGCGGCGACAGAGGGGTTGTGTGTCCCCAAACGGGGTATGATTCAGATTATTTACGAAAAGATGGCGGACAACGATTTCCATTATGCACGCGTCCGGACTTCTATTCAAATTCTGCGCACCGCAGTGCGCCACCCCCTCCCCTGCGGCAATGAGCCCGGCGGGAAGGTGATGTATATTGATAGAATGATGGCGTTATAGATACTGGATTTACCGAAAATTACCCATGAAAAGGGGGAATGAGATGACACCCAAGCAACAAAAGGCCCTGTTGGCCCTGCTGACCCACCCGACAAAGGAACAGGCCGCTGCCGCCGCAGGAATCACGCCCAAGACGCTGCGGAGCTACCTTGCGGACCCGGCGTTTCGGGCAGAGTACCGGAAAGCGTTCTCCAGTCTGGTGGAGGACGCCACCAGGCAGGCCCAGCAGGCCATTGCCCCCGCCCTGTCCACCCTTCGGGAGGTGGTGGAGGACGGCGACGAAAGCCCGCAGTTCCGTATCAGCGCCGCCCGGAGCATCCTGGAGTATAGCCTGAAGCTGACCGAACAGAACGACATCCTTGCCACGCTCCAAGAGCTGGAAGCGGAGGTGAAGAAGGAAAGGAAGTGAGGGTATGGGCAACATCAAGGCCCGCGTAGAATCCTTGGAGAAAATGGTCCGGGCCCTGCATCCTGAATGCACGACGCCCTATGAGGAGCTCGACCCGATCAGTCAGTCCGTTATGGACTTGGTCCATGAGCTGGAGGCCCTGGATACCGCCGGGAAGAGGGCCGATTACTGCGAGCGGCACAGCCTCGACGCTGACGGCCTGGAGGCGTTTATCCGCGCTGTGGCGGTGGACTGGTGATCCCCTGCATGACCACCGCCTTTATGGCGCTGATCTGCGCGACGACACACCCCAAAATGCAAGTTGACCGCCCATGTTCTGCATGGGCGGTCTGCGCTATTCTGTCCGGTCTTCAGGGCCCGTACCGACCGGGGCGGGCCCAAAAGTTTTCCCTTATTTTTTCCCTTTAGACGTTCCGCTCCACCGCCACCGCCTGCCGCAGGGTGGAATAGGAACCGTTGCGGCGCAAGGGCTGTGAGGTATCACTTTCCACCGCTTTCCACCCGTTGCAATAGGTCTGAAGAATTCAAATCCCGTCACTCGGACCACAGAGAAAGCCTAGAGCCGCAACGGCTCCAGGCTTTTTTTGTTGCTTTTCGGAGGCTGTTTTCCCTTAAGTTTTCCCTTTATAGATTGGAAACGCCCTTGATGTACTGTTCCATCCGGTCCGCGCTGGCCTGCTTCATCTCCTCCGTGACATGGCCATACACGTCCAGCGTAAAAGAGGCGGTGGCGTGGCCCAGGTTCTCTTGTACGGTCTTGAGATCGTCCCCGGCCCGGAGGGAAGCGACGGCGAAGCTGTGGCGCAGGTCATGCAGGCGGGCCTGCGGGAGGCCGATAGAGGCCACAAGGCGCTTGTAGTTGTGATAGACCGTGTTGGGCGACAGGCGCTCCCCGATCTCGTTGCAGAACACGAACCCGGTATCCTCCCACAGCGGCCCGGCCTTCAACTGCGCCTCCGCCTGCTGGGCCTTGTGCCGCTTCAGGAGCTTGACCACGAAGGGCGCGGCGGTGATGGTCCGGCGCTTGCTGTTCTTGGTGGGAACCAGGTGGAACTCCCCCGGACTGTTGGGGACCTTCTGGAGCTGTTTGTTGATGGTGATGGCCCCGCGCTCCAGGTCGATGCAGTCCCAGGTGAGGCCGCAGGCTTCCCCACGGCGCAGGCCTGTAAAGAGCATGGTCAAATAGACGGCCTCGAAACGGTGGCCCTTGACGGCCTGGAGAAAGGCGGCGGTGGCGGCTTCGTCCAGCGGCTTGATCTCCTTCTTCTCCATCAAGGGGAGCTCACAGGCGTCGGCGGGGTTGAACCGGATATAGCCCACCTTCACCGCCTGCTGGAGGGCCTTGTGGAGAACGCCGTGGAGATTCTTGATTGTCTTTGGGGCGTGGTCAACGCTCAGGGCGTTGTAGAGCTTCTGAATGGTGGGGGCGTCCAGGGTCTCCAGCCTGATTGCCCCCATAGCGGGCTTGAGGTGGTTCCTGATGTTCTGGGAGTAGTTGAGCACCGTCAGCGGCTTCACACTGCCCAGGTAGTCCCGCGCCCAGATGTCCAGCCACTGCCCGACAGTCATTTTGCTGGGGGCGGTATAGGTGCCCTGGGTGATCTCCACGGCGGCGGCCTGCATCTTCTCCCGGACCTCCTTCTGCGTCTTGCCGGTGAAGGAGCGCTGAAGCTGTTTGCCGGTGCCGGGGTCCCTGCCGGTGGTGATCCGGGCCTCCCAGTAGGTGTAGGGCTTGCCGTTGCGGGTGACGGTCTTCTTGCGGATGGTGCCCGCGCCCTTCGCTGTTTTCTTTGCCATTGCTTTTTCCTCCCATTTCTGATAGAATGAAAGGGCAGCGAGCTTGCTCATACTCCTGCCCTTTCTCCGCCTCTCTGGTGCTGCTGACACCGGAGGGGCGGAATTTTTTTGGTTGCTTTCGGGCTTTTCAAAATTATTCGCATTAGCGCGAAGAATTTTTTCAGATGGCCGACCAGCGGCTTTCGGCATCTCCCGTGTGATCTCCCCCATCCGCTGATAGGCCAACAGCATCAGCTCCCGGTGGTGTGGGACCGTCAAGGGGGGGCGTGAAGTACTACCCCCTCCCCCTTTGATCTGCGGGGCATGGGGGTACTTCACCACCCTCCCCTGCGGTATGGTCCGTCCCCTACCTCTGCGGCCTGTTCAGGCGGGTTTTCCACCTCCAGGATCGCCGGAGCCGTTCACAAAGGAGGCTCGATACCCCGGTATCTTCTCAGATGGAATCAGCGTGCGGGATATTCAACTGATCCAAAACGTAGTTGAAAAAACAGTCCCATGCCCCCTCGCTCCGCAAGCGCGGATCGCGGGCACCCCAGCCAACAAGCCGCTCTGCTTCTTCTTTCGCGTTAGTGTAAGCGTTCAGTCTTTTTTCAAATTTTTGCCCTTTATAGGCCAATGCTTTATTGGCAATCTCTTTCAGCCCTGGTTCTACCTGGTATAGCATATCCACATTCCAGGGAAGGAAGTAGCTTTTGTCCGGATTCATTTTCGCGAGGTCCTGGGCGGATATAACTTTAAGTTCCATATTTTTCTCCTCTGATAATTTTCCGTTTCCCGTCAGAGAGACGCTAAGTGGTCGAGTGAACCGCAAACCATTGCGGCTCTAAGGATTGTTTCACTTGACCAGGTGGTCGAGTGAAAGCGGTTCACGGGTTTATTTTCTTTTCACTTGACCACCTGGTCAAGTGACAGAACCGTTGCGGCTCTAAGTAAAATCTTTCACTCGACCACTTAGGAGATGTCTGACGGGAATGCGTCACAAAATGGTGTTGTATACATGACGCGCCGTCCGGGCCTATCTCACGCCTCTTTTATTTTTTCGGTATCCGTGCCGTCGGTAGTATTCGATGCTGATGAAACCGCGCTGGGCACATATCCGGGGCTGCTTCTGTAAAGGGCTTTGGCGGCTTCTGTGCTGAGATCATCCGGCATGGAGGCAACAGCAGAATCAACATCCATATTTTCGCCAGTCATTTTCAAAATCAGCTGTTCAATGAGTGCCCAGCCTGATTCATCCAACTTGGCAAGTGCAGCAGCAAGGCGGCGGCAATATTTGAGGTCCTTGTTACCCATAGAGCTTGAAAGAATAGCAAAAATCTCTGCTTCCTTGCTGGATATGCTGACAAACATTTCCCCATTGCCAGTCCGCAACCAATTTTCGTTCACATTGAAAACCTTGCAAATGTCGAAAATAGTACGGTCACTGGGTACTTTCCTCCCCATGCAAAGGCTTGAAACATATGATTGGGAAAGATTTATTTTTTCTGCAAATGCCGTCTTTGTCAGTTTTGATGCTC